TGCTGCTGGCATCCAGCGTAAAACCTTTATCGGTCAGATAATCAAGCACATACTGCTTTCTCTCTGGCCCTTTTCCGCTGCCCCTGTATATCTGTTCCGCCGCCTGCACGGCGATTTTGACTCAGGCGTTGATCTCCTCACGCTGGGCTGCTGTCGTCCGGTTCCTGAGCCACGGCACCAGGTAAACCGTAATAGCCACAGCCACCACAGCGATAACTGCGTTTGCAATTGGTGTTAAATCAATCATTGTCGTCATCCTCTTTCTTACTCTTGCGCTCCACTACTTTTAACCATGCCATCAAACCGCCCTCTACGCCACAAAAGCCATAAACGCAGGCTGTCAATGTAGACGGCTCCACGCCAATGGTGTAAAATTTATAAGTGTTATAAATGGTGTAGAGGAGCAAAAAAGCCAGCATAATGGTCAATACGATCTTGCTGTATCTCATACGACCTGCTCCTTCCCAATCTCTTGCAGATATGCATCATAAGCTTCCCTCGCCTCCTGGGCCTTGCGCAGCGCTTTTTCCACGTCGCAGATCTCCACATCGCGGCCAGAGAGCTGATTCAGCGCCATGCAGATGGTCAAATCTGTGTTGGCCTCCATCATCCGCATACAGAGTAAGCTTTCCCGCCGGCGCTGCTCCGCACGCTTATTGACTCGCTCTGTCTCGGCATCAGTTTCCACCTTGACCTTGGCCTGCTTAACCAGAGCGATTGCTCCGATGATGGCAACCACGATAGAGGCGACTGCACCGATTGATGTCAATAATACTTCCACGATAATCACCCCACAAAAATAGCAGCCTACTCGGCTGCCTCCTGCACTACTGTTTCTGCTTCCGTTGCTTGCGTTTCTTCGACCGGCTCTGGCACTTCTGCATCTTCTGCCAGTTCTGGCACTGCTGGCTCCGGTACCACATACTGCTGCTCGATGGCTGTGTTGATCTCGGCCAGGTCCTCCTCAGTCAGTACGCCCTTGTCCATCCAGCCAGCAGAATTGAGGATCACTTGGTAATCGTTCATTTTGCCCACTGCATCTAGCAGGCCCTTTTTGATAAACTCTCTCAAACTAAACATTATACATTACCTCCCGTAGATAAGATTGCTTGTTGCAGCTCTGTAAATTTGTTGTCGATATACCTTTTCGTGTCTGCGACATATTCGATTCTTTGGTCTGCCCCTGCGCTGTTAAAAATAGTGCTATATGGCTTGTTTGTATGCAACGCTAAAAAGGCTTGTACCTCTTCGGCGGTCAGTGCTGTTTCGATTGGAGTCACTAAGATGTATTGAATATATCCTCCATTATCACCAATAGTCTTAGCAGAGTTTTTTGCTTCTGCAATATCGTTTTTATCTTTTAAGAATCTAATACATATACCTCGAGCACTGGGATAACGTCTTAATGAAATTGATGCTGCGCGTAATATCGTAGATTCTGTTGATAATTCGTCAAAGGTAATCACAGGAGCTGTCGTGGACATAAGACCCTCTTTTTTATCGTTTCCAAAACTTACAGATACGCTAGGATCAGTAGAATATATTTTATTTTTACTATTAGCAAAGAAATCCTACGGAGTCGAATCAATATACTCCGCTAAACTCTCATATTTTACTCTCTGCACCAGCTTACCCGTTCCGTCGGCATTGACCTCCAGTGTATCGCATACCCACTGCTGGCCGCTCTCATCAGTGTAGTTACCGCCAGATGATACAGGGATGCCGCGGAGGGTGTAGGGGAAGGTGAGAGATTGCTCTGGAATGTATGGATAGAATTTATCGTCTATCGGATTAATAGATATCATGTTGTTTTCGGCTTTAGCGTACCGTAAAGAAGCCCCCGAACTAGTATCCAACAACCATCCATCGAGAGTAGCAATAGGTTTCAAAACGTCTAATTCCAATTTTTTATGTCGTTTAACTCCATCCTTTTCAGCACCACTATAATCATACCGCGAGCTCTTCGATAAAATTGATCCATCTCTCGCTTTAATGTTAAAACTTATTCGTGTATTAACTCCTGTATCGTTTGGATATTTTGTGACATCGGTTTCTAAAACATATAAACCGATAGGGCCCTCAAAACTATTCAAAAACTGTCCTGTTGTAGTGATGCCATCTGCAATTTAATCTGGCTTGTTCAGCAAATTCTTGCCGAATATGCTCAACTTAGGATTCTCCACGCTCACAATCTCCACCGGCGCTTCCGGTGTGGGCATGCCATCTTGCGTACTCTTACCGTAAATCGTCAAGCTTTGCAGCGGCATATTGCTGGAATCGTCCAACGTGATGACGGAGCCTGTGGCCTCGCTGACGACGCCAGGAGCAAGATTGTTTGTTAAATCCCGCTTTACTTGTGCCAACGGCACTCTGCGCACAGCCTCTCGCTCTGCACCATCTACAAGTTCTGGCTGCGTCACCACAAGGGATGCCGTTTCCTTCATTTTCGCTTTTTCTTTTTCCGTCAGCTTTACTGTTCCTGCCATTTAGGTTCCTCCCAGTTGACGATGTTTTCACGTTCCGCTGCTGTGATCCAGCCATTTCTTACTGCACTCTGCAAACCAGCTGGGGACAGTTTTCCCAGCTGGTACAACCGTTTTAATGTTTCAAACATTACATGTCACCTCCCTCTAACTGCGCAATCAGCAGCGCATCCAACACTTCCTGCTGGCGCTCCAGCTGCCGCTCTGCCATGGTGCTTTGCGCCATCTTGACATAAACTCGATTGCTCATGTCAAATCCTGCTTGCTCAGATCCTGCCATCGTACCATATAGTGCTATTTCTTTAATGCTGCGTCCGACCTCCAGCTGGATGGTGTAATTGTTGTGCAAATATTCTCCTTCCTCGTCCACAATTTTAATCGTAGAGCAATGATCCGCACAAAATAGTTTACTGGCCTCGTCCATGCTGATCGTTTCCGGGTCAAATAAAAAGATCAGGCAGTCTCTCAAAACTCCCTGATAGGTTACCTGCTGCGCATGTACGCCGGTTGCCACAAGCTCTGTTCCATTGGTCAATACAATCTTCATAACCATCATCTCCTCTTTATGCAATTTTATTTACAACTCTGACTGGGTAACTGATTCCATCAATCGCAAAACTATTTATATTGAGCGATACGTCACATCTCTCCGCACCCAATTCTACACTCCATCCTTTTACCGTATAGGTTTCCGTCTTTCCGGCCGAGCTGCCGCTAAAATTTAAACCATCATGATTTCCACAAATACCGAAATAATTCACTGTCCCACTTTGGCTGCCGCAGTAAACATATAATCGTGCGTTTATCGTAAAGGTATAGTGATTCAGCAAATATTGCCCTTCGGAATCCCATTCAAAGATTCTGTGACCGTCTTTTAAGATAATCTGCACACTGGCATAAACAGGTTCCTGGTTTGAGATGGAGTAACCTTCCGCGGTGAAACCAGTACTGCTCACGCTGCAGCCGATATTGCTGCCTTTCGATGTGATCACCAGCTCGACATGGTCTACAATCTCATGGAGCGTCATAGCTTTGCGCCATATGCCATTTACACCGGCCAGCACAGTATCAATATGGTCGGGATAGTACCCTTTGCCGATATCGATCGCACGTAGCTCTCTTGTTACTCCGTTTACGCCCATATAAGCTGTCATCTTTTTGGCCTCCTATGATGCGTACACAAATACAATATGACCGTTTTGTACAGCATCCGGTGCCTTGGAGGCAAAAGAGATTCCCCGCACCCTGGATGCCGCAAAATCTGATCCGGTCAGCGAAGATACGCCTGTGCCGCCGCGCTCTATGGGCAAAATGCCTGCGGTTATATTGCTGGCATTGTGATTATGATTTGCAGCTGCGGCCCCAAGATTGGGCAAAGTGATGCCCAATGCTTTTCTGGCTTCCGCTGCAGTTTCCCCACCTGTTCCACCGCGGGCAATTCCCAGGACGCCGGATGTGATATCGCTGGTTCCATGCCTATGGCTTGCTGCCGCGTAGTTTCCCGCTGGTTGTGCTCCAATTTGTTCGCATTTCACTTTATGGGGATTTTCTTGATCGGCAATGTGGGCAATCAAAGATTTTATAGCTTTTGCGATTTTGCCAAAAGCTGTGGTCATCTTTTCTTTGCTTTTGAGTTCTGTCAAATTTGCGGCGACTGTATAGGTTGGCGTCATATCATTTACACCTACGTTCTCTACATTCCCCAGACCGATATCTTTTGCCGTAAGGTTATGCACGTTTCCGGTGTCGTTGATATGGTTTTCCAGTTCCTGTTTTGATGCATAGATCAAACTCTGGCTTAAGGTTGCAGACACGTTTTTTGCTTCCCCAATGTAAACCAAAAATTCCAATTTTGTCTCCAAGGACTGCTCTGTCACGGTCGGGATGTAATCCGCTTTTTCATTGGCCACATAGCCGTAAGCATAAAGCAAGGTTTTGCCTGTGTTTTCCGGGTCATCGGCAAAAACGCCTAGTTCATTCGCCCGGAAGCTTGATGTTACATTGGCGTTATTAAAGCTTGTGCTCATGCGCACGAATCCGTCTCCCAGGATCTCTATTGCATCAATTTGAGAGGTTAAAAGGGGATTGCTTAATCCATTTGCATTATTCCCCACTGCCTTGCCGTTGCCGATCTCCATGTGTCTGAAATGGATCGCCGATTCGCCAGCCAGCGCTTTTAATAAAAGATAGGTTCCGCTCCCTGTCAATTTTAACTCCATGATCTCTCCCTCCTTAATTCAAAATAAAGCTATATTCATTATCTGTTAAAACATTTCCATTTTCGTCAGCCAGGAACTCGTAGCTTGTCACTTTTTCTTGACAGCTTATTTTTGCGGCCTTACCTATTCGGTATGCAATGCCAAAAAATAATTGGCTGCTGGAAGGATAGGAGACGTTTGTCTTAAACGGCAGATGCGCTGGCTTTGTATTTTCGACTTCCGCAAAAAAGGTGCCTAAGTCTTTCGGCAAACTTCGGTTGCCAAAAAACTCCAACAAAATTATGCCTTGCAAAAACGCTGCACGCACATCGCCGACACTCCTTCTTTTCGCGATGTTCCGCAGCGTCTCCAAGGCCACTTTATCTCTGGTCTGAAAACTCCATTCAACCTCCGCCCGCCGGTCATCCAGTTTCCCTTTTGCCACGATCCCCAGATCCCGCTCCATAATAGCCAGGCCCCATGTAGCCGTGTCAATAAAATTCTGGTCGCTTATTTCTGCCGCATACGCTTCCACCTTTTCCAGTTCCCAGCCGATTGCGTGGAACAAATCATTGAGCCACTTATCATTTCTGTATAGCTTGTGCAGGGCTGCAAGCAGCGTCTCTTTATTCATTGGCCGTCACCAGCCCCAGTACTGCCACGGATTTTTCGGGAACCGTAATATTTTGCACACCGCTGTTGATCCTCAGATCCGCATAGTCAGCTACGCCGACCGTATCCAAAATAGTGTCGCCGATTCGCCCGACACTCACATAGTTTTGCTTAAAAGCGATGCTTTTCAGATATTCGGTTATCTTTCCACGGATATCTGCCGTTGTGTAACCTGTGCTGTAGATTAAGGTTACAGAGATGTTGATCTGCAAAGGTTGCGCACTTGCAACAGTGCAGTAAGCGCCAATCGGGGCCTCGCCCTCTCCAGTCCCGGCTGAGTTTGGGTCTATATAATCCTGCACCGCCTTTACCAGGGTTGTCGCAGCTGGCTGCATCTGGTCGTTAATAATGACGATTTGCACCGTATTTGCGCCCTTCCAGAGCGGGAACACCTTGGCATCTCCTACGCCTGGGACCTTTTTAGCCCATTGTTTGTAGTGACTGATATTGCCGCTGGTGGCAGGCGTCTGCAGAAACTCATAATAGCGCTCTCTCAGCGATTCGTCCTGTTCTTCCGCGTAGCCTCCTGATGCCGGCTGTTGATTGTTGCATGCTGTGATGCCCTGTACTGTCTTGGGGATCATGGTAATACTTCCCGCGCCAACATTTCCCGCGGTTCCCGCAAGCAACGCCGTGACTGGCACTTGGCCCACTCCGTCTATCACGATTTCTGCATCCGCAGTAAACTGCACGCCGCCTGCAGATTCAAACAGCATACCCTTCGGCACAATCCCGTTCCCCGTTACCGTAAGAACTGCTGCGGCCTGAGTCGCTTCCTTAAAGGTGATGCCGCTTCGTTGTTTTATAAACCTCCGCAATTCTTCTCCAGACAGATTTTCCACATCCAGTTTTTCAGATATTGCTGCTAACGTGTCTGTAAAGGGAGCCAGCGCCACAGCTACTGCCCGCAGAATATCCCAGGTTGGGAATCCAATGGTCTTTTGATAACTGTCATCCACTTGATCGAGCATATCCTGGTGCAGCTGGTCGACCTCAGCCATCATAACGCACCCCCAGTAATTCTCCATTGACCAGATAGGCCGTAAACGCAATGACCATTCCCCTGGTCGTTCTGGTTATCTCAAAATTTCCCACTCTCTCAATCGCTGGGCATAAATTACAGCTCTCTGCAATTTCCCGTTCCAGCTCGCTGGCAACAAAGCCTTTTGGTAGCGTGCGCCGCCCTATAAAGGATTCCGCGCTATGCCCAAAGGCTGCCCCCTGATAAACTTTGTATTTACTTAACGTAGTCCGCACCATCAGCTTCAGCCACTGCTTGATAGCCGTCAGCTCGTCGCATTCTGTCACTGCGCCGTCAACGATCTTGTGCTGGCCTGTATTAAAATCAAATAAAAAGGAGCGCCCGATCCGGCTCGATTGCTCCGGCTGTCTACGCTCTACTTGTTCCACGATTTTGTCGATGTTAATATCTGTCGGAAACACACTTACACCTCCAGAATGTCCACAATAAAAAAGCTCTGCCCATCTCCCGCGGGAACCACCAACACCTTATCCCCCGGCTTCCATACGATATCCAATTCTATGTCTCCCTCCTGGGTAAATTGTCCATCGGCGCTGTAACTGCTGTGGGAGCTGACCGAGCAAGAGGCATTCAGGGTTCCGGACTGTTCCAGATTTCCTTTTGCCTTAAACTTGCTTTTTCGTTCCAAAAGCTGTCTGCACACATAAGCGTTTTCCGAATCCAAAATAATGCTGCCATTCAAGATTTTCACCAAAAAAGGCGACACGCTGATGGTATCGCCGATACAGGGGCCGGTCACTTTTGGCGGTTTATTTTTCTTAATTTCTTTGGCCAACTCATATGCCCACTCGTCCATCTATACCGCCTCCAATGTTAAGTCCATGGTATGTGTCGTACCTGTATAGTTATGGGTGCAGCTTATTACCAAATAGGCCGCTCCCTGGTAGTTCACCACGCGTCCGGAGCGCACTGCGTCATCTCCCAAAAACCTTGCAGTTTTGGTTCTTGTGACCTTGTTTAATTCTAGCAAGCGGTTTTCGGCAATATTCCCAGCCTGTGCGCTGTCTTTCTGTTCTGCATACTCCACCTTCTGCAGCATGCCATATTTGGCGATGCTAGCGCCATCCTGAGCGCCCCCCAAAATTTGCATGGATTGTTCGCTGGCCGACACCACCTTGATCGTATTGGCCATATCGGCAATGCTTTCGCTTGCCATCTCATCGGCCGGGTATTGCATCGGGTCAAAAGCTGCGATGTTGCCAGCCGGCTTAAAACTTGCTTTTATCACCAGATCGCTGTATGGCTCCACATACAGTTTGTTTTTTCGTACCTCCAGCCGATAGCTCCTCGCCTGATCCGCTTCCGCCTGCGCGATAATATCTTTGATGCAATCGCTCAGAGTGTCTCCATGATAGACCTTGCTAATCTTTGTCGGGATGCTGCAAATCTTGCCGACTGGAATCCCATAATCGTTACATAGCTTTGTGATGGCATCGCTGGCGGTCATTTTACGAAACTGCACTACTACCTCGTTTTTATTTAGGTACCAGCCATAATCATAGGCCGTGTAGCTTTTTATGTGCTGCTCATTTTGACTTACATCAGTAACGATCCCACTAAATACAACATCTTTGTTTGCAAAGACCACCTTATCTCCCGCCCCGATTTCCATATTCGGCCAGTACTTGTCGTCATAATTAAAGGCGACATCAAAGGTAAAGGACATAGCCAGACCGTCAAGATTGTCTGAGCGCGTAAAATTCCCCGCTCGTTTCGTAACATCTATGCCGTTGATCAATAGTTGCATCCTTATCACCCCGCAAACCGATATTCTTCCACGCTCAATTTGTAGCGGATATCTCCCACTCTGTCCACCTTCCACTCCAAGTTGTTGATCAGGCAGGCCATGTTTAGCCTAGTCTGGCCATCGTCGGTGGTGATGATCACCCGCATAGGAACCTTTTTCTTGCGCCACCGGTCAAAAAATTTGACATAAAGCCATCCATCCGCTTCGGAACCGGGCCGCACCCATGGATAATTCTTATTGACCGGCCAGAATGATTCGATAGATAATGTCATCAGTCCCATATTACCAATTAATTTCATACGACCTGTGACGGCGTCAAAGTCCTCATGCTCCTGGGGGATTACTGGCCCCAAATCAGGCGGCACAACGGGAAACACGAATACCTCTTCATTGTTGTTTGCCGAAAAAATAATATCCATTACACGCCTCCTTACAAATTGGCATAGGCCATTTTTATCTTCTGACCGATAACATTACCAATATACTGCGCATATTGCTCATTGCCGATCAGATTGCCCTGTACATTGAGATTGATCGCAATACTTACCTCGCCGGCTTGTTTCCGGCTGACATCGTGGGGGATGATTCGAGTACCATTTGGCAAGTCTACGATCTCCCCGCGGCCACCTTCATTGATCCTTGTTCGCCCTCCGGAAAAGTATGCAGTCCCTGTAGCGTGCCCGGGCAAGCGTCCGGCTCCGCCGCCGTTTGTCGCGCCGCTCAAATTATTCGCTTTCTGCTCCGCTTTTCTGGCTCCAAAGATAAAGTTATTGGCTTTATTGAGTGCACCGCCAAATTTTTCCCCTAACTCGCCCACCTTTTTGGATAGCTCGGTGAGCCATTGCGGCACTTTAATGGAGGCCAGCAGCTCCGAAAAAGATTGCAGCTTATTTTGCACAAATTTTACGCCTTTTCCGATTGCGCCGGTAATATCATCCCAATGTTTGCGGATCAGAATGATCGCCGCCACTGCTGCGGTAATGCCCAGAACTACCATGCCAAAGGGATTGGCAATAAAGGCTGTTTTCAAAAGCCCCGCTGCCGCAGTGATGCCCTTTAGAGCTAATGCTGCTTTTCTGCCCTGCACAGTTACAGTAGATAATGTGCCAACGGTACGCCCAATTTCCATAATGCCTTTGCCAAAGCTACTGAATGCTTTAATTCCATTACTGACTTTCATGGTTGCGTTATAGGTGACCCATGCGCCAGTCAGATTGACTATTAACGGCAAAATGGTATCCATGTGTTCTCCCACCCAGCCCAGCGCACTGCCAAAAGCTTTGATGGTCGGCATCGTCTTTTCGATACCCTGTCCCAAGGCAGCGCTGAACTTTTCTGTTGCTCCCGGCAGTTCTTCAGCAAACTGATTGATCAGCGGCGTAATATAGGGAGCCAGTGGAGCAATTGCATGGATTTGAAAATCGGATATCGCAGATTTTGCTCTTGTAATTGCTCCCAAAAAAGTATCATTCATCGCATCGGCCATCTCAGTCAATGCGCCGTCTGACGTAGCAATTGCTTTTTTCAAGTCATAATAACTGTCACCCATATTATCCATAATGGCGCCAAAGCCTTTTAGTTGCTCTTTTCCGGCGATCATGGACATGATGCTTTCTTTTTGCTGTTCTGTCATACCGGACATTTTGTCTTTTAATTCAAACAGGACGTTTTCCAGGCCCTTAAAATTTCCTTTGCTGTCAAAGGCGCTGAAATCCAATTCTTTCAACGCCTTGGCCGCCTGTCCAGTTGGCGCGGTCAGGTTTACCATAATGGCAGACAACGCAGTACCGGCTTCCGCACCCTTTAGGCCGTTGTTGGCCAAAATCCCCATGACCGTTGCGCTTTCCTCCATCGGAATGTTCAACCGGTTCATGGCGCCGCCCACTTTTAGATAGGCCTCCATCATCTGGTCAATGGCGGTGTTGGATTTCCTGCTGGATTGGGCCAGTTTGTCCAAATATCCTGGTAATTCCTCCACCGTCATGCCCAAGGCGCTCATGCTGTCTGTGACCAGATCGGACGTGGCGGCTAGATCCAGCCCTCCGGCCTCAGATAGTCTTAACACCGGCTCCAATGCCTTGATCGAAGTATTCGCGTCCCAGCCCGCCAGAGACATATAGCCCAAAGCATCGGCAGCTTCTTTTGCCGTTTTACTGGTCTTTTTTCCCATCTCCAAGGCTGCGTTTTGCAAATCTTCAAATTCTTTCCCGCTGGCCCCAGTCAGTGCCTTTACATTGGCCATGGATTGTTCAAATTCCGCGTAAGTGTCCAGGGACGATTTGAACAGAGCTACTCCGGCAACGACTCCCATTCCTGCCGCTGCCTTGGCGATTCCGGTAAATATTTTATTGGCCCGGTCGCCCAGATTGCGAATGGTATTGGTTGCGGCTTTTGCCTCTCTCGAAAATCCTCTCGTGTTTTCCGATGCCCGTCTGATGCCGCCGCTAAACTGGTCTCTTAATGATAAAATAACATTAATATTCCTGGCCATATTTTTCACCTGCCAATAATTCAAAATACCAGATCATGCTTTGCCGGAAGAACTCTTTTTCCAAACCGGATAATGCTAGTAATGATTCCAGGCTATGCCCTTTTTGCAGGTAATAGGCGATCAGTTCCAGATCGCCATCCTGCATGATCAGTTTTTTAATTCTTCGCCCGGATTGTTCTTTGTTTTTTTGTCGCCATACAGTTTCGTGATTTCATCTGCAATTTTTCCAATATCATAAAGATTTTCACATAATACTGCCGAAACGATCTCATAGGGCTCTTTGCAGCCGAACTCTTTAATCAATTCGCTGTTATGGAAAATATCGCAGGACTGATAGATCAACATACAATTTGCTTTAAAGGTACTTTCGCTGGTATCTCTATCCATATCCAAAATGTCAAAGAATTTCTCTAACGGCAATTTTTTTGCTAGAATGGTTCCATCCAGTTCTTCCGAATAAATTTCTTTCACTTTTGTCTTGCTCTGTTCGCTTTGCGCCTTTCTGGCGATCAATTGCTCTAAGGTTACTTTACTCATTTTTTATTCTCCTCCTCTTATTTTTCCGTGATAAAATCTAAGAATTCGTACCCGTCAAAGGTAAAGGGAACGCTTTCTTCCTGAATCTCTTTGTTTGCGAATTTTAATAGCATCAACTCGTCAAAATATACCCCTGTGAGTTGCACGCGCTCTGCGCCATAAGCCGCCGGATCGGCCAGCTTGGCCACCATGCTGGCAGCTTCCATTTCGCCGCTTTTGATCCCTTCAGCTAACAGTTTGGCCATGGCGCTGTCCACCTTGTGCAATACCGCAGTCCCCGCGCCGGACCAACCCATATACTTTTTATGCGTCGCCAAATCTTCGCTGAATTGGACATCCTCATAGTTCATAGAAACCTTGGCTTCAAAACTCTTTACATTTGCAAGTTTCTCCGTGTTCACCCACAGAGAGCCAAAGGTCCCGTTAATCACGCGATTTGCTTCCTGCTTTTTTCCCATTTTTCTTCACTCCTTACATCATGGTAATAGGGAATTCCAGATCCTCCATAGCGTCCAGAATCTTTACATTTCCGGCCAAAAATACCTTTCGCTTGAAGGTGTTATTCTTGACAGTGATCTCATCCCAATCTACTGCCTCGCTGGTGCCATTGGCAAGCCAGGCATCCCGCTGGGCCTCGATATCCACCTTGGCCAGATTGGCATAATTCTTGTCCAAAATTTCTTCTTTGGCCAGATCCTTAAAATATCCATTGACCGCCGCGATAAACAAGCACTGATTGTCATAGTTGTTTTTATACTTGCCCAGATAGTCATTTTTGAAGGTGGTATAGATATCCTCCAGAATCAGATCCATGGCTTCTACGATGGCAATAGATTTCATGTCTTCGGTAATATTGCTGCCAAGCGTCGTTAAACTGTTCACAGCGCGGGAAATCCTAACGATCCCCTCATCTTAAACAGGAATAGATTGCCGCCATCCACCGCCTTATCCAGATCTGCCGGTTCCTGCGCCCAGTTCACGTCAGCCAGCGTATAGTATGTCGCACTGCGCGTCATGGGCAGCCCGGCCAGAATACCGCCTAAGCGGGCTAAAAGCTGCCAGCCCGCCACCTCTACGCCGTCCATGATAACTTTTTCTGTACTGAAACGTACAATGTGCATGTCATCCGCTGTTTTAACGCCATAAACAAGCGCTTTCACCTTTTTGCCCTGTTTCGTTTTGTTTCGATTCTGCACATACGCCACCGCCGCTTCCTGATCGGCTGCAGTGCCGCTTGCCACCGCCAGCCAGTTAAAGGACAGCTGATCTAATGTTTTTGCTAAATCTGCAGTGCTGCCATCCGCTGACTGCTTGATGATGATCACCTTTGCCGGGCCCCCAGTAAACGCCTGCCGGATCATTGTCATATTTTCTTCTGTATAAGCGTTTTCGGGGATCGTTAAATACGTACTGTAGGTTGCCGTTGTGGCCGTATTTTTCGTGTCGTCTTTTACCACCAGGGCCAAAATACCGCGGCTGGATCTGGTAATCGCCGTAGCCGCCAGTTGCTTAAAAATAATATTGATACTGGGCATTCCAAGCGCCATTTTAATTCCTCCAATCCAATTCTTCCATCAATTCTCCAGATTCCGGATGTACTTCCTGTACCATATAGGTTTCAAAGCGCGCCGCCAGCGCCATATCGCTTTTATTCACGTCTGCCTCCAGCTCGCCTGCTGTAATATAAAAGCCCTCGGCAATCTCCAAGGGCTCCAGTAAAATATCCTGTAAATCATTTTTCAGGCGCAGCAGTTCCGCATAGCCCGTTTCCCGGCGTTGGGCAAAATAATAAACGACCAGGCTATTTGTCTCTTCTCGCAAAAACTGCGTCACGCTGCTGCTTTTTAATTCTTCCGCTTCCACCACCAAGCACGGGCGGGGAATTTCTTTTGTGATATCCACATCTTTTATAGGATAGCCCAAAGCCCGCAGCCGCTCACTAATCGCCCTGATGACATCTGCTACCGTAATCATAATCCCAGCCCCTTATCCAATAAATCATCAATAAAATCTTCCGCATCTTCGTTAAATTTTGGCTCAAAGGCGCTGGCCGCATCGCGCAGCACATAGCGGCCTCTGACGAATCGTTCCCCATTTTCTACAGGATTTTGGTCATGATCCAGCTGCACGTGACCGTATTCGATCAGATGGGCATGGGGACGGCTATTATACACCCGCACGGCAAAGGAATTACTGCCAGTATGTTTGTAGGCTTTTCCTCGCTTGAAGCCGTTTAGATAGCGTTTATCCGCTTTTTTCTTCTGCTTTCCCTTGCCTTTCTTGCCTACGCGCTCTTTGGCCATTTTCTTGACCGCTTTGTTTAGCTCCGTCCCTTTTTGCCGCAAAAACACCTTGGTTTCATGCGGAAATTCTCTTTCCGCCATGCGCATCAGGTGATCACCGAACACTTCCAGATCACGATCGTCAAGTCCGTCATCTCTCATGCTAGATCACCTCTTGCACAAAAATCTCCAGCCATTGCTTTGTAAAATCTGGATCGTTGACATAGTCGATGTTAAACCGGCGCCCATCATACAAAATCCAACAGGCCGGCGTGATCTCTTTTGTATACCGCACGGTAAATTTATGTGTTGTCTTGGAGAGCATCGTGTCCGCCGCTCTGCCGGTTAAGAGAGAGCCTGTGCGGCTCTCCATTTTTGCCCATCTCCGCATCAGCAGGGCCTCTTTTACCCCATCGGCGCCCAGCTCATTCCGTTCTTCGGAGGCGACCGTATGCCAAATTTCAATTCTATGCCGCATCTGTCCCGGATTATTCACGATAATCACCACACAATTTGATATGAATGAGCAGGCTCTCCACCGAAAAAGGAATCTCTGCCGTATTCGGCCCCAGCATGCCGCGATTATCATACCAATGGGCCGCCAACATCTTAACAGCTGTGGTATAAACCGCATCGTTTTCGCGGAATGCGATCCCTGTGGAGCGCTCAATGTATTTCACCGCCGCTCCCACCAACGGTTCCAGCGTCGGGTCCTCCTCATCCACCCGCAAATAAGCGGCAACCTGTTCCACCAATTCCAGCATACTGCATCACACCCTATGCAGATGCCTGGGTGATGGTCACCAGGGAATTCACATCCACAGCTCTGCCATCTACCAGCAGGATCGCCTTGGTCACCTTATCATCGGTATTATTGTCCTCATAGGTCTTGACCGTCATATTCAGGTTGGTGTTTAAGATATAGTCCTTCATGTTAAAAATAAAGGCCACAACGGTACTTTCAGACAAAGCCGCGCCCATGGATACCA